GGCGACAGACCTCGAGAGTTTCGATGCTGTCGCTGAGCACCTCGCGATCAATCTCTGCAGCCAGGAACTCCTCGAGCAGTCGTGCTTTCATGCGGTCGATCTGGTGTTCGTTCACGGCTTGTCTCCGATCATTGCCATGAGGGTGGTGAAGGCTTCGCCGGTCATGGCGACGTACCAGTCAGCGGGGTTTGTTTTGCGTGTGCGTTTGAACCACACGACGCCGAACCGGCGACCGCCGTTTGCTGCTTGATCGTTTGCTCGATCGAGCCAGTGCGACAGTTGGCCGGCGTAGCTCGAGTAGTTCTTCACGTCGATGCTCGGCCATTCGATGATCGGAACGAACAGATCGCCACGGTCATCAGTTGCGCCGGCTGGGATGCGTTGCGCGCGCACGCCAAGAGTTGCGAGATACTCGACGACGGCACGCTCTGCGTCTGAGCCTTTGCGTTTCTGTGGGTTGGTCACAGCACGCCGCCACTGATGAGCCAGACCCACAGCATCACGATGAACACGATGCAGAAGACTGCGACCATTGCGAGCCAGTCGGACTTCATCGCTTGACCGGCCATGCGAAGATGCCGACCGCTGCAGCTGCACACAATGCAACTAGGGCGATCATCGGGCCGAGAAGATCAGACTGCGCGATCGCTTCGACTGGTGCCGGCAGCAATGCAAAGCCGACGACGAGTGCGCTGAACTGCAGCGTCTGTTTCAACGTTGAGCGCTTCACGCTGCACCGTCCGGCGTGAAGTTGCTCGGATGGTGATAGCGAGCAGCAATCTGTCCCCACTCGTCATCGCTGACGCGTGAGTAGTTCGTCACTGTTTGTGAGCGCTTTGTCTCTGCGCAGTTATGGCCGAGAAACGCTTGAGCCTGAGCTGCGTCATCGTCGTGCCAGAACACTTTGCGACAGTTGGCGCAGGTGATGTTCGCCCCGCTCATGCCGCACGCTCTGGGGTCGTGATGTGGCGGTCGATGATACCTGAGTTTGTCGGGTTGTGCCTCATGGGTGTGACAAGGTAAGCCCGATGTCCCAGATAGTCAAGGACCCTCTGAGATCGCCCCTGATTGCCCCCTGTGTGGCGCTTAGAGCGCCTGCGAGGATCATCGTAGGTAGTTGGGCTAGACGCAGAAGATCCCCCGCCGTGGCCTATTGGCACTAGCGGGGGATCTTCGCAGACCGGCTCAGTTAGGTGTTGCGGGCTCAGCCCTTGAAGGTCTGATCGCTTCCATTCGCAGCAGCAGGGGACTGCGTGATCGAGCCGGGGATCTTGCTCAGAGAATCTCTGAGCCTGGAGGGATGGTGGCGTTTACTGGCAGCGTCATCAGTGAGGTGCTGCCCTTGTCGCCGATGCCAGCCGAAGCGATCGAGCTCAGAAGACTGAGCACGCCAGCGGTGGCGGCGGTGCCGGCGATGGCTTGCCAGTCGGCGGTGAACCAGTCGAAGGTCGTCGCAGCAATGACGGCGATGAGCGCCTGAGCGACTGTCTTGATCGCGCGCTCGGCGGCTGACTTCCAGAAGGTGGCGGTGAACATGGTCATGGCTCCTGTGTTGATTGGGTGAGAACGGTGAAGGGTTCACAGACGCTCGTCGAGTGCAGCGCAGCTGCTCGCAGCGCCATCTCGACTCGAGCTGCTGGGTCGCCTTGAGTTGAGGCCAGTGAGCCGAGCGCTAGGTGATCGCCGCAGCCGATGGCTTCGTAACCGAGCATTGATCTGCCGACGTGGTAATCCTCGTCGATGCAGTAGAGAGCGCCCCGATAGCCGACCAGGAACACTCCCCCGCTGTCTTCGTTGTCGCTGCTCTTGGCAAAGCCTCCCTGGTGGAAGAGCTTGCGGCAGGCGTCGACGAAGACGGTGCACATGTGGCTCATGTCGTCGTCGACCATTTGCTTCGGCACCTTGAGTCGGTACTGCAGCAGCTGGCCCATGCGGAACGAGTCGCAGTAGCCGATCAGATACTCACCAACGGTGAACACTTTCGGCTCGGTGTAGCGAGTGATGCGTGTGTCTTCGACTGCAGCGGCGTCGCCGCCGATGATGACGGTGCCGTCATGCTCGAGGCCGACGATGCAGGTCACGACTCACGCTTCCAGAGGTAGGCGTTGCGAAGGTGCACGACCATCCACACGCAGGCGAGGACGGTGAAGGCGGGCAGCGGTTGAGGTCCGAGCGTTGAGTAGGCGAGAAAAGGCACGCCGGTCAGTGATGCGGTCAGGCACCAGCCCCACCAGATGCGACGCTCGATGACGAGCGCGTAGACGCCGAGGCCAGCCAGATCGCAGGCGAGTATCAGCCACGACCAGACCTGCTCACTCATCTTCGAGTTCGTCGAGGAAAGCAACCAGAGACTCATCCATTGCTTCGTCGCTGGCGTCTGACCAGACGGCGTAGAGACAGTCGGCGTAGCCGGCGAGGTCGACGATCGAGTCACGCACCATGTCGGCGGTGAACTGCTGATCAAGTGCGTTGCCGATGCGTGAGAGCTTGACGCTCAACATGAAAGCGACTGCCTCAGGCACACTGAGAGTGACGCCAGTGATCGCTTCAAAGATCTCGGCGGTGCGGCCGTAGTCGATGCTGGGATGGTTGTAGAGAGCACCGCGATTGCCGTGCACCAGGCGATCGGCTTCGGCGGTGACTGAGTCCCAGAGTGGTCTCGGTTGAGTGTCCACGATTGCCTCCCTGCAGGCGGTGGTCAGTAGATGTGAGAGGTGAACTTGGCGAGGCTGACGCCTTCGTAGCGGCGGCACAGATAGTCAAGGCTGACGAACATGGGGTCGTAGCTGCCGTCTTCGACCTGGTGCTTGACGATGAGGCCACGCCAGTGAGCGTTGCCCTGCGGGCCCTTGTAGTCCTCGTCGTGCAGATAGCAAGCGCCGGCGATGAGTCCGTGATGGCTTCGACCGGCGACGAAACGAATGGCGTAGTCGAGTGTCTGCTGGTGGCCCATTGTGAAGGTGTGGCCGATCTGCTTGAGTCGACCTGCCGCTGCGCCGCCCAATGGGCGGCCACTCATCGGCTGGACATAGACATGGCAGTAGCCGACACCATCGATGAACACTGGCTCGAGGTAGCGATGCACCTTCCAGCCGTGCGCTTCGTAGTTGAGATCGTCGGTGGAGATGAGGCCGTGCAGCTTGGGGTCATCGTTGGTCGCCCGGTTGATGCGGTCCTCATGGTTGCCGAGCGTCAGATGCAATTCGGGCTTGTAGAGCTTGTCCTTGACTCGGCGCTGGTGATCGTTAAAGCGCTCAAGCGGTGCGCACAGAATGTCGAAGGCTTCGTTGGCTGCTTCGATGTCATCGTTGTAGCGGCGACCTTCAAAGGATCGCTTGCCGATGTCGTAACTGGACAGGCTTGGCATGTCTGCATGGTCGCCAAGGTGCACGATCACGTCGGGCTTGCGCTCAATGATGTAGGCACCGATCCACTCAAGGTGGCTGGTCGGGACTCCTGGCTTGGCTTGTGTGTCAGGAATGACTAGGTGCGTGCGCGTTGAATCAGACATGCAGTCGCCCGTCTGTTGAGGGAAAGAACTACCAGCGACGCTTGCCGCGATGATGCACAGCCTCATGGCGGTGCAGCTCGTCGGTGACAGCGTCGAAGCGTGCGTCGACCTTGGCGTCGACGGCACGAACATCGCCGCCGATCTGCTTCACGTCGCCGATCAACTCGTCGAAGCGTTCAGCGTTGGCGCGCGCGTTCTGGTCGTGCTGGTCACGGTTCTCGGTGCGCAGCTTCACGATCTGCACGACGAGAGTGGTGATGGCTCCGAGCACCAGTGTGATGCCGGTGAGGATTGCGACCCACTCGGCAGCGCCGAAGCCGGGACCGTCGCTGATGGCCGTCGAGGCTTGGGCGAGCATGGCGAGTTACTTCTTGGAAGCGTTGATCGAAGGCACCAGACCGAAGTTGCCGAGGATTGCAGGGTCAACGTCGCCGATCATTGTGATGCCAGCCTGCACTGCTGAGGCATACGCCGCAGCGTCAAGGTGCACGGCAATGTTGCCTGGCTGGGTGATTCGATAGACCGCACCATCACGGGGGTCACGAATGAGAGCGTCTTTCACGTCGTCCTCCTCAGGACTTGGAGTTGGTTGGCTGACGATCGCTTCAACAAGAAGCTGATCGAGAGCTGCACGATCGGGATGGCGTGACCATGCGTCTGAGCGATCCCAAGGTTGGACATCGCCGTGGCAGAACAGACCGGGACGATTGAGTGCGTCGGTGCCGATCCATTCAGCGTTGGCTGCGACATCAATCCCGAGGAACGTCCACAGCGCACGGATGGCTTCGCCTGCTCGAGCAATCATTGCTTGAGTGTTGGCATCGTCGGGGCTGAGATCAGCACTGCGACCAGCGAGACAGATGTGCCAGGTGCGCGAGTTGTAGCCAGAGGCGGCGACGCTGAAGGTGGTGTAGTCCGGCGGGACCAGCACGACCGTTTCTTCACTGTCGACGATGCAGGCATAGGAGCCGGGATCGCTGCGTCGAGCAATGGAGCCGGC